ATCCGCTGCGAGCGCTGAAGCGGCAATGATTCAGTTGGGGCAAGGCTTTGCGGCTGGTGCATTACGAGGCGAAGAGTTGAATTCCGTTTTGGAACAAACCCCAAGAGTCGCCAGAGCGATTGCGGACGGTTTGGGAATCACGGTTGGACAATTAAAAGAATTCGGAAAGGAAGGCAAATTAACCGCTGAAGCCGTTTTCAATGCGCTCAAGTCACAAAGTGATGTACTAGAGCAGGAATTTGGCAAAACCAACCAGACGATTGCTCAATCCTTCACGATTGTCAGTAATTCAGCGGTTCGATTGGCTGGAGTGATTAATGAAGTCACAGGCGCAAACTCTTCATTGGGTGGCGTTTTGCGTGATGTGGCTTCAGCGCTGGATGATATTCTTCGTGCAGACATTGCCTTCTATTTCGAGAATCTTTCGGCAATCGTCAAAGCACTTATTGCGCCTTTTGCCAATGTGATTGACAAGATTGGCGAAATGATAGGGCAAGGCGATTCAGTGATAGGATTTGCCAAGGTTTTTGCCGCAGTGCGGTTAGCGGTTGAGTTACTTTCTGCTTCGCTGATTTTCCTCACCGATTTGATTTCTGGTTCAGTCATTGGGGTAGCGTTCCGAGCGCTTCAAGTGACGTTCAAAACGATTGTTCTCGACATTACCAATCTCATTGACAAGGTAATGCTCCTAGATGACGTCTTGAGCGTTGCAGCCGCAGCCGCTCAAACCTATAATCCATTCGCTGATGACGAGGAAGCTGCACAAGGCTTAATACAAGCCCAGCAAAATTTAGCCTCTGAATCGGACAAGGTTTACAAATCTTATATTCAACAGAAGAACGCGATTTCTAAAATTGACATTATTGGAAAATCAACGGTTCAGAATGCAAAGGATGTTTTTGCTCAAGGCAAAAAGAACATTCAGCAGGCTTTTGATAATTATACCAATGGCGTCAAAGCCTACGAAATTGCAAGAAAACAGGAAAAAGTTGAACGAGCAAAAACTGAAAGTCTACTGAATCAAAGTTCAGCCCTCAAAGAACAAAAGAAAACCAATCTTGAAAACACAAAAGCGCTGAAAGAACAGGAAGCTTTAGCTCTCGCCAAACAAAAATTAGTTGAACTTGCGGCTTACGAAAAAATCAAAAAGGAAGTCGAAGAAATCACAAGACAGCTAGAAATTCAGGAACAAGTCGAACTCGCCCAGGAAGCGCTCAAAAGAGCAGCCGCAGAAGAGAAATCATTAGCCCTTTTAGAAAAACAATCCAAGGTTGCGCTCGCAATCGTGGAAGCCCAAAAAGAAGCAAACAAAACGATCAGCGAGAGAATCCAGGAAGGTGCACAAGGACTAGTTGCCAATGACACCTTCCAGCAGGTTGCTGGCGCGGCTGGCGCTTCTGGTTCAAGGGCCGCAAACATTGCACAAATCACAGCACAGAAAGGCGTTGAACAAGGATTACTGGCTTTGGTGCTTTCAAATGAAAAAGTTCAGGAAGCACTTACAAAAGTCTTCGACGCAATCTTTGCGCTGATTGACCCAATCATTGATGCATTGGTGCCAGTGATTGACGCTCTGATTCCAGTGATTGACGCAATCCGGCCTTTATTTGAAAAGTTGATTCCGGCTGTTGAAATCACTGCTGAACTGCTTGCGAAGCTTATCAAACTGATTGGCCCACTTCTGACGCTGATTGTGAAACTGGTTGAAGTCATTGAAGCGCTTTATAGCGTTTTAGTGTTTCTCACGGAATTTGCGATTGACAGCATGGTCAAGGTGATTGAGCGGCTTCCACAAATGATTTTCGACTCAATCACTGGGGCTTTCACTGAGTTGCCCAATGCCATCGCAGCCGCAATCAAAGACGTTTTGCCGGACTTGGGCAGTCAACTAACCGGAGGAGACAATTCAGTAATTGGCAAGGCCGTTGGTTTTGTTTCGAGTGGCGTTTCTTCTGTTGCTTCTGCTTTGGGCTTTAAGCAAGGCGGACTCATTCCCAAGGCTCAAGGAGGAATGCTGGTAGGTGCATCTCATTCGCGAGGTGGACAACTTATTAACGCAGAAGGTGGCGAATATATCTTTTCTCGAAAGGCGGTTCAATCCTTGGGCGCTGGCCGTTTGAACGAACTGAATAATGGCGTTGACCGCAACAATGTTGTTGTGAATATCTACGACGAAACCGGAAAGCGAATTCGAGAATACGATTCAGCGATACGAGTAGAAATTAAAGAGCGAGCTGCTCGAAACAACCAATTCCCAGCAGTGGCCTAGATGTCTTTTCAAGTAGACATGGATTTAACTTCTGCGCCTTTCACAGACGCTGTTTATTATCTCAGTGATACGCCTTCAACCTGGAAGCGTGACAGATTTTATCAACCTTATATTACCGCGCCTCCATTTATAGAGTTGGGCGATTATGACGCTGGGTGGCTGAACGTAAACGTTGGCAATCTTCAGCTAGTTAATCGGCCCAATGATTCTTCTCATCCGTTTTCTGGCGCAAACTACACGGCTTTGCTCAGTTCACCAGCTACCGCGATTCCGGTAATTTTACGATACAACGGTAAGCAGTTACTTGACGGCACAGCCATTCTAAACAACCTAACGCCAGAGTCTCTTTCTTTTCAGTTGGAAGCCAAAGTTCAGAGAACCAACCTGTTGCGGTTGATTGTTGCCGAAACCAGCAGCAAAGCGGAACTGATTGAACTCAAAAATAATGGCGCTGGAAAAATCAGAATCACAACCGCAGCGCTTCATAATTTTGGATTGGGCGAACAAGCATTTTTTCAAGGTATGTCGATAGTCGGAGAAGAGTTAGAATACAATCCCAGTGATACTTCAACCCAATTCACAATTACAGACGTAACGGACACCACTTTTGACATCAACGTTGACGTTTCGACGATTACCTACACCAACCCCAGCAGCGGAAATTATTCTTTCGATTCAGGAACGGAACTAACAGCAACAGAAACTTTTTCAATCTCTCAAAGTCTGGAATCCATCTGCACGATCTCATCAGGAATCACAATTACTGTTGCTCAATCAGTCGTGTTGGCAATCCAAGGGGAAGCACAGTTGCCACAGACCTATTCGGTCAGCAGTGGGAACACAATTACAATTGTTTTTGGTTCAACGGTATCCGTTACCGGACTCAATGCTTACGACATAGGGAACGCTTCAGCCACTGACACACAGCTTCCTTTCGCTTTTGGGACGGTGACTTTGCAAGAGCCTGTTCCGATTTTAAATGCTGCAAAAACTCAGGTTGGCAATCCAAATCTAAAGACCACAAGCGCTTCTGTTCAGGATGATGGACAGGACGAAGTGCTGAATGCTTCGCTGAGTTATGACTTTTACACTGTACCAGATGGGGAAGTTCCAAGATTTACTTTGCAGTCTGGTAGCTTGGAAGGTGAGGCTTCCATTTCAGGAATCAGTATCCACTTCGACACATTAAACGGTGATGAAAACGCTTATGATTTTTTTGGCTGGTTAGCGCAATCCATTGGGTATTCCTACGATTCCAGCCTAGCGAGTAATGCAAATAACGACGATAGAAAAGTGTCAATTTTTGAAACCAATCAACAAAGAATTCTCGACTTTGCCGATCAGGTCGCTAAAGCGCTAAATATGCAATTTTATCTTGATGACGAGAATGACGTTTTGCACTTGATTGACCGCGAAAATGTCCCAGGCACAGCAAGCCTGACGCTGGAGGATTACGAGATCCTAGCAAGCCAGATTGACTTGCCAGCGCCTCTTTCTGGGCTTCTTTCTTCTAATTCCTACAACTTAGCAGTCGGTGCAGGATTAGGGGCGAATCCTTATAAACTGCTCAAGGTTGAAAGAGCGGTTCGAGTAGCGAATATTGATACTGGAAGAGATGACACAATACGCACATTTTCGCCTTCAATCGAAGTCGCGGCTGAAGTTCTAACCGATATTATTGCCGTAAAAAACAAACCAAGATTAAGTGTGACGATTGACGGAATCAATCTCGACGTTCAGGCAGGCGAAAGAATCGACGTGAACAACAAAACTTTGGGCATTACTGGAAATATGATCGTTCGCAAGCGAGCTTGGGATTTTGTCAATGAAACAACGACTTTTTCAGGCGATTCGACTTTAACGCCTCTTTCAATATGAAGATTTTAACCGAATCAACTTATTCAAGCTCAAGTCTGACGAGCGGAAGCGCAGCCAGTGGGTTTGCTCTCTCAAATATTGAAAGCAATCAGCCGCAAGAACGTTTTTCTTCAACTAGCGCAAGTGTGACGATTCGCGTTAATGTTTCCGGTGCAAGCGATTCATTTTTTCTGGATGGTTGGCATTTTGTCAGTGGTTCTTATTCGCTTGACGGTGGCGCTTCCGTAAACTTCTCAGCAACACAATTAGAAAATAGATTTGAATTCAAACCTTGGGGTGTCAATCTCTCAAAACGTAGAAAATCAATTTATATTTCTGGATTATCGTTTTCTTCAACGCTGGATTTAACATTAAACACAGACAGAACCACCACTGCTGGAAAATTCATGAATCAGCAGTTAGAAGGGAACGCGATTGATGATTGGGAGTGCAACGCCTTTGACACGGCAACAGGAAATTTTCGAGATACAAGCAACATCAGAGTTAATCTAATTGAACATGGTTATGTTTTTCCCAACACGGTTATTAAATTGAGTGGAACAAATTATACTGTTGTTTCAATAGTTGGGGACGGGACTACAGATGGAGCCGTAAGGATCAGCGCACTTCGACCTGGAGCAAGCTTTACCGTTGAAGAGTTAGCGCCACCAATCAGCCTTGGAATTCTGCGAGTTGGCAATTCAACAGATTTTGCGAATCCTCAAATTTTAAGCCGAAACTATGAAGATTTTTCAACAGTAAGGACTGGCACTTCTGGATTTCGACAAGTGACAAAAAGAGGGATCGCTCAAACCATCAACGCTCAAGGCATTTACACGCAAGCGCAGGCTGATGATTTAATCGGCATTGCTGCTGCGAAACGAGGCGAACCTGTGCCTATACAAATTACGGAATCGATGACAACGGAAAGAGATTTACAAGCAGTATTCGGAGGAATCACGATTCCAACAGATGCTTATGCAACGCCAACCGGAACTTATCGAAATATTAACTATCAAATCAGCGAAGTTTTATGAGTACCATTAAAGTTGACACGGTCAGACCCGTTACGGCTGATGCTAGCCTCACGCTACAAGGCGATAACAGCGGAACGGGCGTTTCGGGAATTACAATTGATTCAAGTGGGAATGCGACTTTTTTGAGTACAATCAAAGTGGATACCGTCAAGCCAGTCACGGCTGACGCCAGCCTAACGCTGCAAGGGGATAATAGCGGAGCGGGCGTTTCGGGAATTACGATTGATTCAAGTGGGAATGCGACTTTTTTAGGAACAGGAAACAATCTGGGTACGGTAACGGCAGGCACGATTGGAAGTGGAGTGGTGTTTCCTGGTGGGCATGTGATTCAAGTGGTGCAGTTTCTGGATAATACAAATTCGGCAAGCACTACTAGCACTAGTTTAGTCGATGCAGTTGATGGATCATCTAATCCAATACTGGAAAAAAACATTACCATCACAGCAGGAAATTCTGTTCTAATCATCGTAAATCTGACGCAGCAAATTGCTGGAGGTGCAGCGGATAAAGCTGGACATGTTGGTCTGAAACGAATTTTAGACCCTAGCGGAGCAGCTACAACATCGACTGTCTATGGACAAGGTAATGATGCTATTTATGCTGAAAGTTTGGCAACATCTGCAAACCTGACAATCACAATGAATAATAATATTTGCTATTTAGACAGTTCAACTTCATCTGCAACCAACATAACATATCGTTTAATGCACAGTGCTGGCATTCGTGGAGGTTCTTCTTTAATTAGAGGTAATAGTAATTACACGATGACACTTTTTGAGATTCAAGCATGAACTTATATCAGTTAGAAATTCAAACTATTTTGTCATTAAGACCAAATGCTCAATTTTCAATTGCAGACAGTTATTCTTCACTTATCTGGCATGACGCTAATCAGACCAAACCAACTCAAGCAGAATTTGATGCTAAATATAATGAATTAGTTAATGCAGAACCAATGCGAATTCTAAGACTGCAACGAGATCAATTACTTCAACAATCAGACTGGATGGGGAACAGTGACGTTACGATGACCGAACAGTGGAGAGTCTACCGACAGGCTCTTAGGGACATAACAACTCAATCACCATCACTAGATTCAGACGGGAACCTAACGGGCATAACGTGGCCCACACTACCAACCGACTAACAAGGCCGAGCAATGCCAGCAGAAGCCACCGGAATAATTGACGTTGTCCAAGAGTTAGGGACTTCTGCCAGTGCCTTAATTTTCTTTGCTTGGTTGATTATTTTTATTCTCAAGCAGCACGACAAAGAGAAACAACAGTTGCGAGCTGATGCCGAAAAGAAAGATTCCATGATGATGGAAGAACGAAAGCTTTATTTAGCGGCTGACGCGAAGAATGACGAAGAACTCAGGCAATACATGAAGACGTCAAACTCTGAGCTTATGTCGATAATGAGCGCAACCAATGTA